GCAACTCTTAATGCTTCATCTGGTGGTGGAACAAATCCCGGAACTGGTGGAACAGCAACTGGACCCGGACTTGGTGGAATTTATGATGCTGCTGGTCTAGGCGACCCGCTTTATTACCTGTCCGCTGATAATGGATCAAATATTCCTTTAGGGGAAGCAGATACTAGTGGTGCTGGTGGAAAAGGGTATGTTAACGGCACCATAAACAGTGGTGGTGGTAATACAGGTGATGATGAAGCAAATGTAGTTGGAAGTAGCTCTGTAGATCATGGTCATGGGCGTGACGGATATCAACAGGGCGGAGCTGGAGGCGGTGGTGGTTACTATGGCGGCGGTGGTTCTAGTTTTGATGGTGGGGGGTCCGCTGTTGCTGGTGGAGGTGGTGGTTCTTCCTTTATGCTAAATGCATTGCAATACTGCGGAGGACATGATATATTATCTTTGACAGCAGGGGGTGGATTTGATGAAACTGATGTTAACGGATTTAATTTAACATCTCTGTCAAGCATTCCTACAAACGTAGGTAATGGTGGTGCTGGTGCTAGTTCAGGTGTTGCTGGTAGTAACGGGCAAGGCGGATACATTGTTATATTAGATACAAATGGCAATATTGCAGCACAGACTACTGGGGCCACATCAGGCTGGAAATATACGGTAGTATAGGAGATTATAAATGGCTAGAAAATCTACGAGACCTGTAAAAAGTGTAGGATTTAAACTGAGTTCTGGTGACGATATTAGAGAAGGATCAGATAATAAATTTTATGCAAGGTTTAGAACAGAAAGTGATATTGCTGGTTATATAGATTCTGATTACATTAGACAATTTCCAAATTTAGATGCGGATACTTTTGGTGGAGATGCACCAGAGAATATTAGAATTAACATATACGATTCTCTTGGAACGGACTTAAGGTAAAAAAACATGGCTAGAAAATCGGGAAACCCTAGACAAAACGCAAGTAAAAAAATTGATAGCACTAATGACTTACCAGAAGGTGCCACAAATTTATACTACACTAAAGCAAGGTCACATACAAAAGTGGATGAAACAGTTGATGCTACTTACCTTCAAAATCTATCAAACTTAGATGCTGACCTAATAAGCGAAAAACCCCCACAATACTACAGAAGAATTATTGAAGATAAAAATGGGACTAGGATAAACTAATGGCGTCTAAATTAAAAAAAATTATTAATATTGGTTTAGATAGTGATGATAGTTTAAGTGGTGGTTTAGATCAGTCTAATACTAAAATTAACACTGATGATATTATCAATGGGTCGTCTTTGCGTTATGAAGGTGGAGTAGAATCTGACTTTGGATTGTTAAGTGATTTTTCAAGAGCAGCTCCTCAATTTCCTAATAGATTTTTTCCAAGTGATGCAGGATTTGATTCTGATATTTTAACAGTTATTAGAACTGATGCAAATACTTTTATAAATAATGTAGGTAGTAAAAAGACTTTTGGAACATTAAGTGGTCTTACTCCAGTTGAATTAGGAATAAACGTTTTTAAATCTTTGGATTCATCAAGTTCATTAATTGATCCATTAAATCCAAATGCATAAGGAAATTACATGGCTAGTCCATCTTCAAGAGTTGAATTATTAAATCACTGTCTTAGAAGACTTGGTGCGCCTGTTATTGAAATCAATGTAGACGATCAGCAATTAGAAGATAGATTAGATGATGCACTACAATTTTTTAGAGAATATAACTCGGATGCTACTGTAAGAACATACCTTAAGCATCAACTCACCCAAGAAGACTTTACTAATGGTTATATCACAATTAGTGATAATGTCTACTTTATTAAAAAGGTATTGCCGTTTGGTGGCGTTATTGGTGGTGGTGGTTCTTCAGCAGCAAACTTCTTTGATGTTAAATACCAGATTGCTCTAAATGATATCTACAACTTAAATACATTTATAGGTGACTTAGCATACTTAGAGCAGATTAATCAATATCTTGCTCTGATAGATATGAAGTTAACTGGCCACCCACAAATATCCTTTAATAGACTTCAGAATAGATTATATGTTCATGGTGCTTTAGATAGTAATTCTCAACTAAGTGTTGGAGATTATATTGTACTAGAAACATTCAATATTGTTGATGGTGAAACTCATACAGATGTTTACAACGATATGTTCTTGAAAGAGTATCTGACACAACTGATTAAGCGACAGTGGGGAGCAAACCTTAGTAAGTTTGAAGGTATGCAACTTCCCGGTGGAGTGACTTTAAATGGTCGTATTATCTATGAAGAAGCCACTCAAGAAATCCTTAGACTTGAAGAACAAGTAAGGTTGAATTATGAGTTGCCAGTAGACTTCTTTGTAGGGTAGACAATGGCAAGAAACATATACATTTCCCAAACAGTAAAATCTGAACAGGATTTATACGAAAATATTATCATAGAGTCCATGCAGATTTATGGACAAGAAGTGCAGTATATTCCTAGAGAGTTAGTTGCTGAAGATAAAATCTTTGGTGAAGACGTAGTATCCGCATTTGATAGAGCATATCAGATTGAAATGTATCTGGAAAACCTTGACAACTTTGATGGTGATCAAGAACTCTTCAGTAAGTTTGGTGTAGAGATTAGAGACAGAGCAACACTGCATGTATCTAGAAAAAGATGGCATCAAGCTGTAGGAACATATCTTCCAGAACACTTGCGTCCACTTGAAGGTGACCTAATCTATCTGACTCTTTCAAATCAAGTATTTGAAATTATGAGAGTTATTGACGATCAACCATTCTATCAGTTATCTAATCTCCCAACCTATAGAATAGAAGTTGAATTGTTTGAGTATAACGATGAAAACTTTGACACTTCTATTGAAGTTATTGATAACCTAGAAAAACTTGGCAATACAATCATTCTTAATCTAGAAAACTCTGATTCAGATGATTTCCAGATAGGTGAGACTATCCAGCAAGTTACAGGTTCTACTACTATTACAGCAGAGATTGTAGATTGGAATGCTGATAGTGATAAGATGTATGTTGCACATATTTCTACACCTGATGGTAAGTTTAGAGAGTTTACTACAGGTTCTATCACAAGTCAAACCACAAATATCACAAAGACCATTGCCTCTATTGGTGAGCAGTTACAACAAGTAGGTGCACAGAATGAAGACTTTGAAACATTTGGAGATGATATTTTAGACTTCAGTGAAGGTAACCCATTCGGAGAACCCACATAATGTTTGTACATTTCTACCACGAAAAGATTAGAAAAGTTGTAGCAACATTTGGAACAATGTTCAATAACTTAAATGTGGTGCGCAAGGATGCTTCTGGTGCTTCTATAAGTCAGATGAAAGTTCCTTTGAGTTATTCTCCAAGACAAAAGTTTTTAGAACGTATCCGTGAAACAGCAGATATGTCAGATGCAAAGTTAGCAGTTAAGCTACCTAGAATGGCATTCGAAATGACTGCACTTTACTATGACCCTACTAGACAGTTAGCAAAGACTAACAACTTTACCAAACAAGTTGCATCTAATACAGATGTTAGAACTAAGTTTTTTACTTCAGTTCCCTACATTCTCAATTTTCAACTAAATATTCTAGCAAAAACAAATGAAGATGCAGTTCAGATTTTAGAACAAATTATTCCGTTCTTTAATCCATCCTATACTGTAACTATGAAACAGTTTAGTGATTATGCTGATATTACAGAAGATATTCCTATTACTTTAATCGGAACTTCTTTCAGTGATGACTATGAAGGTTCTCTGGAAAATAGGAGAACAATTATATATACATTAGACTTTGAAATCAAAACAAGTTTTTACGGTCCTATTGCAGATGCTAAGATTATTAAGAAGAGTATTGTGGACTTTAAAAATCCAGACTTACCAGCAGATGACGCAAATAGTTTGATTGAAAGAATTACAGTGGAACCTACTGATCCTAATGCTCCAGCAGATACAACTGACTTTACTACTAACTTTATTATTCCAGCTGAAGGATTAGACTCAGACCAGACAGAAGTTCAACCGTCTGTTGTTTCTAGCGGTAATCCAATTGACTTTGGAACGTTTGGTAATCCGAATTTAAGTATCGACCTTGGCACATTCAGTTTAGACGATTAGAGGGTTAAATGGCATTTCAGTTAAGACGTGGATTAAACACAGATAGATTAAACATTAAGTTAGCCCAAGGTGAGTTAGTTTATACTACTGACACCAAAAAGTTATTTGTTGGTGACGGTATCACAGTTGGTGGAACTGAAGTATCATTGAATGATAGTGACATTAATGTTACTGTTTCTAGTGGGCAGAACCCTGCTATTTTAGCAATTGTCACTAAAGAATTTGTAGATAACTTAGGTATTAATGCTGTAAAGTTAGATGGATATAGTAGAGATTACTATAGAAATTATAATAACTTGACAAATACTCCAAGTATTTTAGACAGTAGTAATGTTCAATCACTGTCCCGTGATTCTTCTTTTGTGTCTAGTGTTGTAGACAGTAGTTATGTAAATAACCTTGTTAATACTTCTTATATCCAAAGTAAGATTGACCAACTCTTTATTGATACATTTGACACTCATGATTCTGGTGCTGTCCAGAATATGATTGACATTGCAGTTGCTGCAAATGATACTGTAGACTCAGCTGCAATTGCTGCACAAATTATTAATACAGTTAACCAAGCATTCATTGATACCTTTAATACGCATGACTCTATTGCTGTAGGAAACAATATTGACTCTAAAGTAGACCAGACATTTGTTCGTAACTTTATTGATCAAAGTTTTATTCAAGCATTCATTAACCAAGCATTTATTGATACCTTTGATACACATGATGAAGTTGCTACTTTATCACAAATCAATTCTACGATAGATGGAGCATATGTCCGTAACAGTATAGACCAAGCATTTATTGATACCTTTGATACGCATGATAGTAATATTGTTGCATCCCAAATTTATACTACAGTAACACAGTCCTTTATTGATCAGTTTGACACACATGACAGTGCTGCTGTTCAAGCACAAATTGATGCTATTCCGGGTTTGAGTGGTGACGCAGAAACTCTTGATGGAAATAATCCTTCCTATTATTTAAATTATAATAACTTTAGTAATACTCCTAATTTGCTGGATAGTTCTGAAGCATTAAATCTCATCAATACATCTTATGTTCAAAGTAAAATTGATCAGACATTTATTAATACTTTTGATACACATGACAGTGCTATTGTAGATGCTCAGATTAATGCTGAACTTGCCACAAGAACTTTCTATGACAGTGCAGCTGTCCAAGCACAAATTGACTCTGCTGTAACGCAATCCTTTATTGACCAGTTTGATACACATGACAGTGCTGCTGTAGATGGACAAATTAATGCTGAACTTGCCACAAGAACTTTCTATGATTCTGCTGCTGTCCAAAATCAGATTGACTCTGCTGTAACACAGTCTTTCATTGATACCTTTGATACACATGATAGTGTAGCAGTATTAGGTCAGATTACTAGCACTATTAATACATCTTATGTTCAGGGTAAGATTGATCAAACCTTTATTGATGGGTTTGATACGCACGACTCTGTTGCTATCCAAAATATGATTAATACAACTATTGCTGCAACAGATACACATGATAGTGCAGCAGTATTAGGTCAGATTAATTCTACAGTAGACCAGACATTTGTGCGCAACTTTGTTGATCAGTCTTTCGTTGACACCTTTGACACACATGATAGTGTTGCTATTCAGAACCAGATTACATCTACTGTCAATCAATCTTTTATTAATGGGTTTGACACACATGATAGTGTTGCTGTTCAAGGACAAATTGATACGACTATTGCTGCAACAGATACGCATGATAGTGCTGCTGTAGATGCTCAGATTGATGCTAAGTTAGGGACCAACGTAACTGTTGGGGGAAATCTTTCGGTTACTGGATATATTGATGGTCCTGAAGTATTTACAATTGACCCTGCTGCTGTTGGGGATGCTACTGGTAAAGTTGTTATTCTTGGGGACTTACAGGTAGATGGTGTTCAGACAACAATTAACTCTACAGAAGTAAGTATCTCTGATAAAAATATCGTCTTAGCAGACTCTGCTACATCAGCAGCTGAAGCAAATGGTGCAGGTATTACAGTTAATGGTGCTTCTGCTACTTTACAGTATGTTTCAACTGGAGACAAGTGGGAATTTAATAAACCATTGTTCCACAGTTCTGATCGTGTATTAACTACAGCAGATGATCTTCATGACTCAGCAGCGGTTCAAGGTCAGATTGATTCCTCTGCAACAGCTTATACTCTTGACTTTATTACGACTAATGGTAATACAACAACCAATAATATTGAAGTTGGCACTATCAATACCCTTCAAGTCAATAATGGTAATGGCGACGATGAATTTAGCACAGCAGTAGGTCGTGATGCCCTTGTTAATGTTAACTCTGGCACACTAAGAAACACTGCTTTTGGTAGGGATGCTCTAGAAGACAACATTTCAGGCGTAAGAAATACTGCTGTTGGATCTACGGCAATGTCTAACGCAACTACTGGTGGTTATAATACTGCTATTGGTCAGAACGCAATGGGTGCTGGGATTGTTACTGGATCAAATAACGCTGCTCTTGGCGCTAATGCTCTTGAGTCCTTGGAGAACGGCAGTAGCAACACGGCTGTTGGTAGGGGCAGTTTGTCGGAGAATACCTCTGGTGGCAACAACACGGCTGTTGGTCGAAATGCCTTGTTTAGAAGCACCACTGGTGTTAGCAATATTGCTATCGGGTCTTCTGCCCTAGCTCTATCTTCTGCTGGTGATGTTAATTTCAACGTTGCTATTGGTCACTATGCTCTTGAGGGCCTTAATCCGGGGCAAAATAGTAACATTGCTATCGGGTATGGTGCAGGTCGAGACTTAGACTCTGGTATTGAAAATACTATTATTGGTTTAAATGCAGAAGCATCTTCTACCAATATGAGTAACGAGATTACTTTAGGTGATAATGGTGGTAAATCCTTCCGTATTCCGGGTTCTCAGTTCTACATTAATGGTGGTTCAGAAGGCACTACAGGTTCTAGGGTAGGCATTAACACTTCTACCCCAACAGCGCAGCTTGATGTTAATGGTAATATTGCTGTTGATGGTGATATTACATTCAGTGATTCTGATGATCTTATCCTGCCAGACAATTCTAAGATTAAGATTGGTAATAGTGCTGATCTTGAAATTTACCATGATGGATCAAATAGTTACGTCAAGGATATTGGTACTGGTGTATTAAACGTTCAAGGTTCTTCTCAAGTAAACATTGGTGGCGCAGACGGAACTATTGGTATTCAGTTTGTTGAAGGTGCAAATGTAACACTTCGTCATAATAATGTGCCAATACTTACCACAGCCTCAACAGGCATTAATGTAACTGGTGATATTACTTTCAGTGACTCAGATAATATTGTCATGCCAGACAATTCCAAGATTAAGATGGGTACTGGTGCTGATCTTGAAATTTACCATGATGGCAGTCACAGTTATGTTGATGATCGTGGAACTGGTGATTTAAGACTTCGTGGTAATGGTTCTGTAAAGATTATGCAGTACAATAACGGCGAACTAATGGCGGCGTTTAAGGTAGACGATGCTGTAGAATTATATCATGATAATGTTAAAAAGTTTGAGACTACCAGCACAGGTATTGATGTAACAGGTAGTATTACTACAGATAGTGCTACTATTTCTGGCAGTTTAACAGTAGACACTGATACACTCTTTGTAGATGCTGTAAACAACAAGGTTGGTATCGGCACTACTTCTCCCTTACACCCATTGACTGTTACTGGAGTTATTCACGGAACAAGTTATGTCCAGCTTAACTCTGGGCAACAAATTAAGTTTGGCAACGGCAATCAATATATTGAAGGAACCAATGATACTTCATTAGAGTTTGCTACTGGTGGCAGTGCTTCCGTAACAATCCTAGATGATGGCAAAGTGGGTATCGGCACTAATGCTCCTACCGGTAAAGTTGAGATAGAAGACGACGGAGCAGTAAATGACAGGTTACTTTATCTAAACTCTGCTGGAGGATTAAGCGGCGGACAGTCTGGACCATTCTACGGATTATATGCGGACATAAAATCCAATAATAGTGCAACTGAAGCATATGGTGCTTATATAGAAGCAGAAGGGGGAACAAGTGACGACACTTATGGCATTTGGGCTCAGGCCACTCAAAACAGTAGCACAGTCGATGCTATTGGGGTTTTAGGTAAAACTATTGTCAATTCCGGGTCAACAAATCATTGGTCGACCAATGCATTAGGAACAGGGCCAGCTGCCGGAGTATATGCTCTAGCAGAAACTACTGGCACAGGCACTGCATCACAAACTACAGCACTGCATGTTTCTAATGCTTCTACGCATGGTTCCTTAGCTTATGGTGCATATATTGAAACAATCTCGGGTCCAACAACCGTTGTGCCGTTGAGGGTTGATCATGACGGCAGTGAAATTTTTAAATTAGATTCTGCTGGTAATGCTACGATTAGTGGAACAGTTACTGCTACAGCATATGCTGGTGATGGTTCAAGTCTTACAGGTATATCCGCAGGTGCTACAGGTGGAAGCACTGATCAAGTATTCTATGAAAACGATCAGGCAGTAACTACTAACTACACTATATCAACAAACAAGAATGCTATGACTGCTGGGCCTATAACGGTAAATGCTGGCGTTACAGTAACGATCCCAACCGGATCAGAATGGAGTATTGTGTAATGTCTAAATTACGATTGTCAGGTGCTACGTCTAGTTTTGAAGAAATTAAAACAGCAGATGCTGGTGACGGTAATACCTATCAAGTAGGTAGCACAGTAACGGATGCGCAGGGTAATGTTCGTGCGCTGGAGGTTACAACTGATTCAGCAACATCTGTAACAATTGCCTCTGGATCATCTGGTAAATATTTTAGACTTACTGGTGCAGCTACTACAACCGTTAACATCAACGCAGGTAACTTTGCTGCTGGTGATATTATTACAATACACAATGCAACGTCATCTGACATGACCATCGACTTCGATGCTAACTTTACCGATACAGTTTACATTGCTGGCGATGGCACAGATAAAAACAACAGCACTATCACTCTTGCTGGTTATGGTCTTGCTACATGTATTGCATTTACTTCTGCTGGTATGATTATTAGCGGGAACGTGAGCTAATGAGTATTACTCAGTTGATGGTATTGAGTGGTGGGTTAGCTGGTGGTGGCGGTACGATTACGTTTAGCTCCACAGCTACTACGTCCGCAGCCTCTGAGACACACACTGCCGACGCTACGTTCTCAGTGTCCGGTGACACGATTATTCACGATGGGTGGAACCAGACGAACACAAATAACCATGATGTATCTGGTAATGCTAACTACGGTACCTTCACAGTCGCAGATTCTAATATCACGGTTGACGTTGAAATGTGGGGCGCTGCTGGCGGGTCAGGCCAAGGCTCGTACACTGGCTACGGCGGTGGCGGTGAATATCGTAAAGCTCGTATGGAACTCAAGCCCGGCACCTACTACTGGATGGTAGGCGGTGGTGGCGGTGTTGGCACCAACAGTGGCAACCGTCAGGGTTCTGGCGGCTGGGGTGGCGGCGGCTCCTCCGGAGCTTCCACTGGCGCTGGTAACGACGCCACGGCCTTCGGTAACGGCGGCGACATCTCCACCATCAACAACACTCGTAACGCTCTCGGTGCAGGTGGCGGTGGTCTAACCGGCATCTTCGGTGCAACCTCGGCCAGCCAAGCAGATGCTCTGCTCGTTGCTGGTGGTGGCGGTGGCTACGGTTACAACGCCGGGGCCGGGCTTCCGGGCGGTGACACAAACGCTAGGTCTGGATCAGATACAGCCGGCGGTGTTGGGGCTGATAATGGTGGAGCCGGTTTCGGTGGTCATGGTACCACCCGTGGCGGCGGTGGCGGTAGTGGCTACTGGGGTGGTTCCGGTGCGACCGATAATAGCAATGCCGGTGGCGGTGGTGGTCGTGGATACACGGCAGCCTCTGCTAGTCACGCCTACTTGGGTACTGTTTCGAACACCACGACAGAGGCTGGCTCAGGTCAAACTCCAGGCGGCACTAGCTCGTCAAACTACGCCACTAGCCTTGCAAGCTCTCCTTCGACCACTACTCGTGCAGGTTTTGGCGGTCGGTTAGTAATTACTATCGTATAAGCAAATATAAAATAAGAAAGAATTATTTCATATGACCACAACAATCTCAGGAACCTCACTTGCAATTGGTGGAGTAGCATCAGGCAGTATTGGCACGTCTACTGGTTCAACAGCTTGGAACGTATTATCCACGCAAACGCAAGTTGTAACCGCATCAGGCGCAACTACAGTAACAATTAGCAATGCTAGCTCAACACCTGTCGGCACTGGCTTTACGCTAATTGTAATTGATGCTGCGAGTGCCAGTCTTACTATTTCAGCATCACCTACACCAAAGTATGTTGACGCTACAGCACCTGCACTTAATGGCACAAGTGGTGAATATCTCATCATTGGACTAGTTCATGTCGGTAGTGGTCAACTGTTAGTCACAAGCGCAACGGTTTCTTAATATGTTTGGCCTCTTCGGATATCCAGTAATGACCAATCTTGAGTATATTGAACCGTGGGATGGCACTGCCAATTACCTGATCCTTGCGGGTGGCGGTGGAGGCGGTGGTGTTCTTGACGGCGGTGGAGGTGCTGGTGGCTATCGTACATCATGGGGAACTGGCACTGACGGCACTGGTGGAAACTCTGGTGGTTTAAGTTCTTTGGAAACTGCTTTAACTCTGACCAGCGGAACTGCTTATTCTATTACTGTAGGACAAGGTGGTCAAGGCGGTCTAGGTTGGAATGCCGGTGTTAATATAGTAGGACATCCGGGTAGAACATCATCTATTTCTGGAAGTGATATTACTACTGTAACGACTACAGGTGGTGGTTACGGAGCTAAACACAATACCTTGCCCGGCGGATCAGGTGGTTCTGCTGGTGGTTCATCTTCTCTAAGTGCTACTAGAACTGCTGGTGTATCAGGAGAAGGTTCTGCTGGTGGTAGAGGTTCTACAACCAATAGTGGTACTAATGGTTCCGGTGGCGGCGGCGGTGGTGCTGGAGCAGTTGGTGCTGATGGTGCAGATACTTTAGGTGGTAATGGCGGAGACGGTCTTGCTTCTACAATTACTGGTACATCCATTGCCCGTGCTGGCGGTGGTGGGGGCGGACATCGAGCGGCTGGAAACTCTTCTACGTCTTCTCAAGGTGGTGATGGCGGTGGTGGTTCTGGTGCTTGGCAGTCATTGGCTTCTGAGGCATGGAACGATACACTCAACACACAAAGAGCGACTCACGGACGTTCTGGATACGGTGGCGGTGGAGGTGGTGGCGGCTACAACACATCAGGTGCTACTACCATACAAGGCGGTAATGGTGGCTCTGGTACTGTTATTTTGAGACTTCCTAAAAAGGCAAACTACAATGCTACACAGTTAGCAAATGACACATTTGTTCAGAACAACGGCACAGCAACATATTCAGCAGCTTCTGATGGTTCTGGCGACCATGTTATCTCGTTTAATGTAGCAACAGAAACAGCACATCCCGGAGATACATCTAACAATGACGGTAGAATGGATTGGCGGCCATTTTGGCCAGATTATTCTAATGTTCCTGTAACCAGTGGATTGGTTGTTCACTTAGATGCTGGAGTAGAAGCATCTTATTCAGGTTCAGGCTCAACGTGGAGTGATATGAGCGGAAACGGCAACAACTTCACACTGACTAACTCTCCCACATTTTCTAGTGATAATACAGGCAAGCTCCAGTTTAATGGTAGCAATCAATATGCTTCAGGTGGACCAAACCTGTCCACATCAGACTGTTCAATTGTAGTTATTCAGAGATATGCTACTAATAACAATAGTGCTAGAGGCAGAGTTCTTAACGGATTAAATAATAACGCTATCTATGGGATGCATAGCGGCAATACAAATGCATATTACGCCGAAGGCACCATCGCTACTACCCCTACTGGTGGTGATACTGACTGGCACATCCACGGTTTTAGAGAAAACTACAGTGGCGATTCTAGAGTCATTTATGACAACAACGTAGCACCATCTGGGCAAACTGCTAGCGGTGGTAGTCAAGGACCGAATGGGTTTATGATAGGTAAATTTAGCACCACCACCACCGAATATTCAGACTGTGAAGTAGCAGTGGTTCTAGTTTACAATAGAACAATAACTACAACAGAGTTAACTACTATATTTGATTTCTACAAAAATAGATTTGGAATTTCTTAAGGGGTATAATTACACGGACCCCATCAATCTAGTATAAATATATTACAAAGAATAGGTGATACGCAATGAGCACGTTAGCAACTACAAATCTAAAGAATCCATCATCAGGCACAAATAACATTGAGCTTGAGACTAACGGTAACGTGACTGCTACTGGCAGCATTGCAGATTCTGTTAGTGACGTAAGAGCACCACGCTTTACAGAGATCACTTCCGATTCAACTATTTCTAACGAAGGCGTGTATAGAACAAGTTCAACTGGCGTTTCGACCATCACTCTAGGTGCCTCACCTTCTGGAACAATCATGGCAGTTTATAATAACTCAGATAGTTCAGTAACCCTAGAAGACGGCACTACAGTAACATCCATGAGACTTGGTGCTGATAATAACGACACACACAACAACACCTTGACGTTAGGCGCTAGGTCTATGACCACTATTACATGGATTGCTAGTAATGCTTGCGTTGTAACAGGAACGGATGTTTCCTAATGAGTTCTATTCTTCTTGCTGCTACTAATGTCTTCGGATCAATACCTGCTGTCCTTCAAGAGTTTACATCGACGGGATTGACAAATTTTACCATTCCTGATGGCGTAAGCACTCTTCGTGTCCGTGCATGGGGTTCTGGTGGTGGTGGATCGGATAACAATGCTGCGGACGCCTCTGGTGCTGGTGGCTTCGTCGAGACGCTCGTTAATGTGTCTGGACTAGCTTCTGTTGACGTGTATGTCGCTACTGGTGGTGCCTCATCGGATTACGGCGGTGCTGGTGTTGGTATCGGTAATGGTGGTCAGGGAACGGGCGGTGGCTCTGGTGGCGCTGGATCGGGTGTACGGACGACCGGCGGCACAGTGATTTGCGTTGCTGGTGGTGGCGGCGGTAGATCAGCCGACCAAGCATACGGCGGCGGCGGTGGCGGTATCACGGGTCAGGACGCTGAGTCGATCGGTGGTCCGGGTTTGGGTGGTTCGACTGCTAGTTCTGGTACAGGAGCTGGTACAGGTGGTTCTATCAGCGCTAACCAAACCGGCACATCCGCATCGCCCGGTGGTAATTCTGGAACTGGCAACCTCGGTGGTGGTAACGGTGGCGGTGGTGGTGGCGGTGGTGGCAGTAGTGGCGGTGCTGCTGGCGGCGGTGGCTGGGCCGGTGGCGGTGGTGGTGGCGGTGGTAACACCGCTTCTGAGGGCGGCGGTGGCGGTGGCTCAGGCTATGCCAATCCGACCTATTGTTCATCCAACGTGTTTGGTCAAAGTGGTCAAGGAACTGCCGTATCAAACTCTGGACTGCTTCCGACTGGTGGTACTGGATCATACGCCTCTGGTACGGCAACAATCAATGCAAGTGGTTTACAAGGCGTCGTTGTCATCGATAATGATGGCGGAGCAATCGTATAATTTTCTGTTGGCCAACGTCCAATCGTTGAAGTATAAATAGCATTATATACACAATAACCTGCTGGACATATTATGAATGAAATAGTTCCAAAGAAAGATATTCCTGAGAGTGTCCATTCTAGTTATGATGAAGACCTAGATTTAATTCGTTCTACTCTTAGGTCATTACTTCTATCTGGTGAAGAAGGTCTGAGAATGGCACAAGACTTGGCAGAAGAGTCTGAACATCCCCGTGCTATTGAAGTCTTGACAGGGATGATTAAACAGCAAGCAGACAATGCACATGCACTATTGTCAATGCATAAGACAAACCAAGAGATTAATGTTACTCAGACTAAAGGTAACACTGGTAATGATACTAGGTCTCGCACTCAAAATAATGTATTTGTAGGTTCCACAGCAGAGTTACAAAAAATGCTGGCAGGACAATCGGAGGTGATTGAACATGATGATGACAGAACTGACTAAAGGAATATTTAAACTCCTTAAAAGACTCATTGGTGAGTCTAGTGTCCTACTAGCAATAATTTATACTTTAGGTCATATTGTTATTGCTACAATCTGCAACTGGTTAATTACAGGTGCAGCTATGGAGTTAGCAGCATTAGATGCTATTATTGAACCAATCATTAATGGTTTCTGGTTCTATGCGCTTCATAAAATTGCCAAGAGATTTGTTGCTGCATGATGGAAAAGGAAACCTATCTTGGTAATGCACAGGTCAAAAGAGACGGTGTAGAACAGGGATGGACACCAGAAGACATCAAAGAATATAAAAAGTGTATGGTTGACCCTGTATACTTTGCAGAGAAATATGGTAAGGTCATTTCTCTTGACGAAGGATTAGTGCCGTTTGTGCTATATCCATATCAAAAAGAAATGTTTAAACATTTTGAAGATAATAGATTTTCTGTAGTATTAGCATGTAGGCAGTCTGGCAAGTCTATTAGTTCGTGTATGTATATTCTTTGGTATGCATTATTCCATCCTACTAAAACTATTGCAGTATTAGCAAACAAGGGCGCAACTGCAAGAGAAATGTTAGCTCGTATTACTCTAGCATTAGAAAACATCCCATTCTTTTTGCAACCCGGAACTAGAGCATTAAACAAAGGTTCTATTGAATTTTCTAACAATTCTAGAATTATTGCAGCTGCAACATCTGGATCATCTATTCGTGGTCTGTCTATTAACCTTTTGTTTCTAGATGAGTTTGCATTTGTAGAAGATGCTGCTACTTTCTATACTTCTACCTATCCTGTTGTAACTGCTGGTAAAAACACTAAAGTAATTATTACCTCTACAGCAAATGGTGTAGGCAACCAATTCCATAAAATTTATGAGAGTGCTGTCCAAGGCACAAGTGAATACAAACCCTTTAGAGTAGACTGGTGGGACGTTCCGGGACGTGATAAGGAGTGGAAGAAGCAAACCATATCTAATACTTCAGAGTTACAGTTTCAGCAAGAGTATGGAAATACTTTCTTTGGGACTGGTAATACTTTGATTAGTGGTGATGCGTTACTTAACATGAAAGCATCTATGCCTATTGGCACTGAAGATAATATTAATATCTATGAGTATCCAAATCAAGGGCATGATTATATTATTGCAGTAGATGTATCTAAAGGAAGAAACCTAGACTATTCTACTTTCAATGTTATTGATATTTCTACCAGACCATTTAAACAAGTCTGCACATATAGAAGTAATAAGATTTCCCCTATCCTATTCCCAAATATTATCCATAAATGGGCATTAAAATATAATAATGCTTATGTATTAGTAGAATCAAATGATGCAGGTTCTGTAGTTGCTAATGGACTTTATTATGATATTGAGTATGAGAACGTCCATGTAGAGTCTATGGTAAAGGCAAACTCTGTTGGTATTACTATGAACCGTAAAGTAAAAAGAATTGGATGCTCTAACCTTAAAGACTTAATTGAAGAAAATAGAATACATTTAGTAGATGCTAATACTATTGCAGAGTGTTCTACCTTTGAAGCAAAACGTGATTCCTATGAAGCTAGTGATGGGAATCATGATGATTTAATTATGAACCTAGTGCTGTTTGCATTTTATGTTGGCACAGACTTCTTTGCTGAGTTGACAGATGTTAAGATTAAAGAAATGTTATACCAGCAAAGAATTAAAGAAATTGAAGATGACATTACCCCTGTAGGGATTTTTGATGATGGTGCAGAAGAAGAAAAAGGTGAAGCAATTGGGGGTGATGTTTGGTACTCACAACCTACAGAAATGTTCTAAAATCAGATATTTATAAATAATATTATTGTTTTGAATATTCTTATCATGGGAAACTTATCATTAATTCACACGAAATAAAGGAAGACCGAAAATGGCTTTTTTCACGCCTTCACTGTCTCCAGCTGTAGTAACCCGTGAGATTGACCTCACAGGTATTGTCCCTAACGTAGCAACATCGACGGGTGTGTTCGTAGGTAACTTTCGCTGGGGTCCGGTTGAACAACCGACTGAAGTAGATAACGAAGCAAGACTTGTTTCTTTGTTTGCCTCTCCTGACACAAATAATACAGTAGATTTCCATTCTGCTGCTTATTTTGCAAAATACTCCCAAGAACTTTTAGTTGTTAGGGAAGTAACATCCTCTGCTAAAAACGCATTTGTAGTAGATAGTGGTGCATCATACGACGATAGACTTCCACGTCTTATCAAGAATGGTGCAGATTGGGATAATACAATTGCATCCGCAGATAGCGATGAACACTCATTTATTGCCAAGTATCCCGGTGCACTTGGTAACAGTATTCAGATTCAAATCTGCCCGTTTAGTGTAAACGATTCAGCTTTCTCAAGTTGGTCTGGCAATTTGAACTTAGAATTTGATGCTGCTCCTGACATGTCTCCATTTGCAGCAGACTTAATCAGCGCAGACTCTATTGGTGTTAGTAAAGTTCATGACGAAGTTCATGTTGCTATCATTGATAAAGAAGGTGCATTTAGCGGAACAGTAGGTGGTGTTTTAGAAACATTCCCATTCCTGTCTCTCGCATCTAACGCAAAAAATCCAGATGGTTCTACAAACTATATTGCAGACGTAATTAATAATCAGTCTAGATATGTTTGGCTTGCTAATGCAAGTAACCTTGATTCTGCATTTAATACAGCAGGAGCAGGAACTGATCTTGTAGATTCTTTGAATGACTACTCTTTAGCTGGATCACAAGCAGTAGCAACATACAATCTTGCTGGTGGTGTTAACTCTGGTAATCTTGGCACTGCTGAGTTTGCAACAGGTTTTGACACAATCACAGATGTAGATGCATATCAGGCAGATTTCTTGATTGCTCCACACACTGCTGGTAGCACTGCTCAAGGTGTAACAGACCATGTTACTATCGTGAACAACATGACTAACATTGCTGCTGTAACTCGTAAAGATTGTGTAGTTGTAGCATCTCCACCAAAAGGTGTATTGACAGGTCTTGATCCTGTAGGTGATACTGTAGACTTTGCTAACAGACTTACAAATAGTTCTTACAGTTTCTTAGATAACAACTATGTCAAAGTCTTTGACAAATATAACGATCAGTATATCACTATTCCGGCAGCAAGTTCTACTGCTGGACTGATGGCGCAAAGTGACTTTACTACAGCACCTTGGTTCTCTCCTGCTGGTACAAGAAGAGGCATTTACTTTGGTGTAACTGATATCTTACATTCTCCTGATAAGGGTGAAAGAGATACACTTTACAGAGCCAATGTAAACCCAATTACTAACCTTCCCGGCACAGGCATTACTCTGTTTGGTGACAAGACTATGCTGCGTAGACCATCGGCATTTGACCGAATTAATGTTCGCAGACTGTTCCTGACACTGGAAAGAGCAATTGGTCGTGCTGCTAGACAGGTTCTCTTTGAGTTTAACGACGAATTCACTAGAGCAGAATTTGTGAATATCGTTGAACCTTTCTTGAGAGAAGTAAAAGGTCGCCGTGGTATCACTGATTTCAGAGTTGTTTGTGACGCAACAAATAACACACCTGAAATTGTAGATCGCAATGAATTCATTGCTACTATCTTCATTAAACCAGCACGTTCTATCAACTTCATTACTCTTAATTTTGTTGCTACTAGAACTGGTGTGGATTTTGAAGAAGTAGTTGGTCTGTCATTCTAACCCGCTTAACTAAGGAGATATAAAAGATGGCTATTTTAGGAGTCGATGACTTCAAAGCAAAACTGAAAGGTGGCGGTGCTAGACCTAATCTATTCAAGGCAACGATCAACTTTCCCGGTTATGCAAACGGTAACGTAGAACTTACCTCTTTCATGTGTAGAGCTGCGCAATTGCCAGCTTCTGTAATGTCTGAAATTGTAGTTCCCTTCAGAGGACGTGAACTTAAAATTGCAGGAGACAGAACGTTTGAAATCTGGTCCCCTACAATCATTAACGACACAGACTTTGCAGTAAGAGATGCAATGGAACGTTGGATGAACGGGATTAATGCCCATTCTGACAATAGTGGTCTTACTAACCCTGTATCCTATCAGGCAGACTTGATTGTGGAACAACTAGATAGAGATGGGTCTACACTTAAGACCTATAACTTTAGAGGTTGTTTCCCAACTAACGTTTCTCCAATTGATCTGTCTTACGATCCGGCAGCAGCAATTGAAGAGTTTACTGTAGACTTCCAAGTACAATACTGGGAATCTAACACTACATCCTAACAGGATGACTAAATAAGGGGGAGAGTAGAATCTCCCCTTATACTATTTTTCGGAGAGAAAAGTTTTGGCTGAAAGTGATACTAGTTTAAAGTTGTTTGGTTTTGAAATCAAACGACAGAAACAAAAAGATAAAGAACCATTACCTTCTGTGGTTCCACCTATGGACCAAGATGGTTCTGGGTATATTACTGCATCTGGAACTCACTATGGTTCCTTTGTAGACCTTAGTGGTGACCAAGCCAAAGATGATAAAGACTTAGTTAGAAAGTATCGCACAGTTTCAATGCATCCTGAAGTAGATGCTGCTGTTGAGGATATTGTTAATGAAGTTATTTCTGGTCAGCAAGAAGTTGTAGAAATTAACTTAGACGAAGTAGATACTTCTGATTCTATTAAGAAACAAATCAAAGAAGAATTTGAGCATATTACAGGGATGTTAGATTTTAAAAACTATGCCCATGATATTTTCCGTAGATACTATGTTGATGGTAGAATGTATCACCATTTGGTCGTTGATCCTAAAAGGCCACAAGAAGGTATTCAGGAAATACGACCTATTGATGCTCTAAAAATTCGTAAAGTAAAAGAAATTAAAAAAGAAAAAGACCCTAATACTGGTGTCGATCTTGTTAAAACTGTTAACGAGTATTTTTTATATTCTGAAAATAATCAGACAACATACTCTTCTACTATGAAGGGTGGAACTACTGTTAAGATTTCACCTGATGCTATTAGTTATGTAACTAGTGGATTATTAGATCATTCCCGTAAGAAGGTTGTATCCTACTTACACAAAGCACTAAAGCCTATTAACCAGTTGCGTATGATGGAAGATGCTCTGGTTATCTACAGACTTGCCCGTGCACCTGAAAGACGTATCTTTTATGTTGATGTAGGTAACTTGCCTAGAAACAAGGCAGAACAATACCTTAAAGACATTATGACCAGATACAGAAATAAGATGGTCTATGATGCTAATACAGGTGATATTAAGAATGACCAAAAGCATATGTCTATGCTGGAAGACTTCTGGTTGCCAAGACGTGAAGGTAACAGAGGAACAGAAATCTCTACACTTCCGGGTGGTGATAACTTAGGTCAGATTGACGATATTGTTTATTTCCAAAAAAACCTTTACAAATCCCTTAATGTACCTGTAAGTAGATTAGACCCCGAACAAGGTGGTGGTGGTATTCTTGGTAGAACTACTGAGATTACTAGAGATGAGTTTAAGTTCCAGAAATTTGTAGAAAGGCTACGTCGTAGATTCTCTGAATTATTCGTTAATGTTCTTAAGAAGCAATTGATCCTGAAAGGAATTTGCACAGAAGAAGATTGGGAAGATTGGAAGAACGATATTGATATAGAGTATATTAGTGATAATTACTTTACAGAACTTAAAGATGCTGAGATTCTAAGAGAACGTGTAAATATGCTCAGAGACTTAGAACCTTATGTTGGGGTGTTTTATTCTAAAGAATGGACTCAGAAAAATGTTTTGATGTTATCAGATGATGACATTAATCAAATGTCCAAACAGATTGATAAAGAAAAGAAAACTGGTGAAATTCAAGAGCCAGAACCCGAAGAATAAATTATTATAAATAATATTGATAAATTTTTATTGAGGCAAACAAATGACTGAAATCGTTGATTTTTTAAATAATGTTACTACTAAGAATTTTGTTGAGGCAGAAAAGCAATTCTCTGAGTTGCTTAACGACAAACTTACGACTAGGTTGAATGACCAGAAGATTGAAGTAGCTTCCAAAGTTTTTAATAATGCTCCTGATGATGTTACAACAGAAGTAGAAGTGGCAGATGAAGACATTTAAAGAATTTAGTCTCAACATTGCCCCTAAAGGTCACAAGATTGTCAAGGTCTTAGACACTAAGGGTGGTGAAGTCATGATTACAAAGAAAGATAATACTTTCCATATCATGTATGATAACCAGACTGTTGACACTGAAGAGAACGAACGGGAGGCTATGAAGTCTGCCCGAAATTTTGGACAAATGATGAGTAAGGGCAAACTCGGTGGAGCAAGCTCTTCTAAATTAGGCGGCAAAAGAATTGGACAAGGTGGAATTTTTAAATGAAACTGATTACAGAACATACAGAAAATGTTGAATACATTATCGAAGCTAAAGAAGGCGGCGGTAAGAATTATGTAATCGAAGGTATTTTTGCCCAAGCTGAACAAAAGAACCGAAATGGTAGAATTTATCCAAGAGCAATCTTGGAGAATGCAGTTTCTAAGTATGATACAGAACAGGTGCGCACACAACGTGCAGTAGGTGAGTTAAATCATCCAGCTGGTCCTATCATTAACTTAGATAAAGTATCCCATCGTATCACCGAACTCAAGTGGAATGGTAATGATGTGATGGGTAAAGCGCTTATTCTTGACACACCTAATGGACAGATTGTTAAAGGTCTCTTAGATGGTGGAGTTAAGCTAGGTGTTTCGACTCGTGGTATGGGAACTCTTGAGCAGAGAAATGGTGTGAACATGGTCGGTAAAGACTTTGTTCTTAGCACTGTAGACATCGTGCAAGACCCTTCTGCACCGTCAGCTTTCGTTGATGGGATTATGGAAGGTGTAGAGTGGATTTGGAACAATGGTGTTCTGGAAGCTCAAGAACTTGAAAAAATTGAGACTGAAATTAATAATGCTTCTAGGTCTGACCGTTCTGCGGTTGAGATTCGGGAGTTTAAAAATTTCCTCTCTAAGATTAATCTTTAATAGGAGATAGAAATGTCCGATCAAGAAATGTATGAAGACATTGAATCTGTTGAAGAGATTATTGAGGAAGAAACTTCCGAAGAATCTGTAGAAGCAGAAGAAGTGTCTGAAGCAAAAGATGGAGTAGAAACTCCAGCGGCTGCTATCGCTTCTGTTGGCGCTGCTGCTAAGGCAGTCAAAGGCAAAGCAAAAGTTCCCGGTGGTGAGGCTGTTAAGGCTCAACCAGCAGACAAAATGCCCGGAACAAAGGCAGGCATTATCAATGCTATGTATGGCGAAATGAGTAAGATGAAGAAGACTGATCTTCAGGCATCTTATGGTAAAATGATGAATGCCATGAAAATGAAAGAAGATGTAGACGCAGAAGATGTTGATACAGATGAAATTCATGAAAAAGTTGCAGCAGTAAATGTTGATGTAACTGCTGACATGAATGCTCTGGTAGAATCTGAAGCAACTCTCTCTGAGACCTTTAAAGACAAAGCAGCAGTTATCGTAGAAGCTGCCGTTAAGTCTAAGGTATCTGAGGAAGTATCTCGCATCGAATCTGAACTTCAAGAAGAATTTGATGAAGAACTTAAAACCACCCGTGAGGAAATGGTAGAGCAGATTGATGGATACCTGAACTACGTTGTAGAAAAGTTCATGGAAGAAAACAAACTGGCTATCGAGTCTGGTCTGCGTGCAGAACTGGCAGAAGATTTCATGACTGGTCTTAAGAACCTCTTCACAGAAGCATACGTTGACGTTCCTGAGTCTAAAGTTGATCTTGTAGATGAACTGCAAACTCAAGTTAACGATCTTGAAGAAAAACTTAACGAAACCACAGAACAATCTATCGGTATGTCTGGTGAACTGGAAGAACTCAAGCGTGATGCAATCATTCGTGAGCATTCCCGTGATCTTGCTGAGACACAGGTAGAGAAGTTGAAAACTCTAGCAGAAGATGTAGATTTTGAAGATGAAGAAACTTTCGCACAGAAAGTATCTACCATCAAAGAATCTTACTTCACAAAGAAGACTCCATCGGTTGTAGGTGAAGATGTAATTGGGGAAGTAGAAGAAGAAGAAGTTTCTGAATCTATGTCTCGTTACGTTACTGCAATCCAAAGAACTGCAAAACAATAATTTAGGAAGGTATACAGAAAATGCAAGCTCCTGTATCTTACGACAATCTCGTAAAAAAGTGGGCCCCAGTACTTAACGAAGAAAGCGCTGGACCTATTTCCGATCATTACCGCAAGCAAGTAACTGCGGCAATCCTTGAAAACCAAGAAAAAGCAATGCGTGAAGAAGCTGGTCAAGCTTCCTTTGGCATGCTTAATGAGTATGGAACTGACACTGGTAAAGTTGATAACTTTGATCCAGTATTGATTTCGCTCGTTCGTCGTGCTATGCCAAACCTGATCGCATACGATCTGTGTGGTGTGCAGCCAATGACTGGTCCTACTGGTCTCATCTTTGCGATGAAGTCCAAGTACAAGACCACTAAGGGTGCTGTTACTGATTCTGATGAGGCTCTGCACTCAGAAGCTCAGACTGGTTTCTCTGGTGACTCTGCGTTTACGCAAGGCACTGATCCATCCGGTCTCGGTGACTCCGCATTTGCTGGTGACTCTGACATCGACAACAACCGTGCTACAGACATTTATGGTCAAGGTATCTCTACAGCAGATGCTGAAGCACTTGGTTCTACTGGTGCTGCTTTTGCAGAGATGGGTTTCACCATCGACAAGTCCACAGTAACTGCTAAGTCCCGTGCACTCAAAGCTGAGTACACAATGGAACTGGCACAAGACCTGAAAGCAATTCATGGTCTGGATGCTGAGACAGAACTCGCAAACATTCTGTCTGCTGAAATCCTTGCGGAAATTAACCGTGAAGTTATCAGAACCATTAACTCGCAAGCAAAGACTGGTGCGCAAGACGTAACTGGTGGAACTTCCTCTAAAGGTATCTTCGATCTTCAGACAGATGCTGATGGTCGTTGGTCGGTAGAGAAGTTCAAGGGACTGATCTTCCAGCTTGAGCGTGAAGCAAACCAGATTGCTAAGGACACAAGACGTGGCCGTGGTAACTTTGTTCTCTGTTCTTCTGATGTAGCATCTGCTTTTGCTGCTGCTGGTTACCTTGATTACACACCTGCACTGTCCAGCAACATGAATGTTGATGACACAGGCAACACTTTTGCTGGTGTACTTAACGGTAAGCACAGAGTATACATTGATCCATATGCAACCAATGATTACATTACCACTGGTTACAAAGGTTCCAACGCATACGACGCTGGTGTCTTCTACTGTCCATACGTTCCATTAACAATGGTTCGTGCGAT